TGCTGGGGACATCATCGCTCTGGCTACAATACCACTGAATGTGTTTCCCGCCACCCTTACAAAGCTGAGTTTCAAAAACGCTATGGTAAGGAAATGGACTTATTAGAACAAATGCGGGAGCTTCATGAGTGAAGGAATTAAATCGTTAGCAACCACTGCGGGCTATTTTGCGCCGGGTGCTGGAATCTTAGATGCAATGGGTATGTACCCTGCGGAGGGAAGTGTCAGCATGATGGAGAATTTAAAAGCAGGCGAGTTCGGTCAAGCAGGAATGCAAGGATTGGGTGCTTTAGGGGATGCATTGCTGTTGACTGGTGTGGGTGCGCCTTTGGGTTTAGGACTGAAAACGGTATCGAAAGCAGGCAAACTAGGTCGAGCACAGAAAGGAATGATCTTTCGAGGAAGAAAACATCGTGACAATATTACAAAAAACCCAATTTTTGAGTCGGATCAAATGGTGAAGGTTATGGGTAAGGAACTTCCTTTTAACTCAAAGCTGATGCATTTGCTGACTCCCAAGAAAGCAGGAGACAAACAAAACATTGAAGCCACATCGGATGTGTTGACTCAAATGTTTAAAAGAGACAGAAGTATTGCTGGTGCACCAAGTGCATCGGGTTCTGGCTCTAAGTATTTTACGCTAAAGAAAGATGTGGGACTTGGTATGGATAATCCAGCAAGGGTCACTGTCAGGGTTTCTGATCATCCACCGAGACTAAAGGGTTTGGGTAAAGAGCGATCAGGTGGTCGCGGAGACAAACGATTTAGAGAAGCGGATGTAAGAATTAATATTTCTCCAGACACGCCATCATCGATGAATGTAGAAGAAGCAATGGGTGCGATTAAAAATATGTATATCAAACCCGGCAAGATTGAAGAGATTGTTAGATCGGGTCGTAAGGTAACAGGCGAAGATTTATTGGTAGCCAGCATTAAAGATGGCAAAGTGGTATCTAAGAAAGCTCCATATCAATACAAAGAAGGTGGTATGACACCATTTGGAATGGATGTTTCTCAGTTGTAATGCAGATTAATTCACAAACGATACAGAACATCAGCAATCTTTCTTACGATGAGAAGCTGGAGTTGCTTAAACAACTCGAAGAATTACAAAAAGCCAAGTTTAGAGAAGATTGTCAGGGTGACTTTATTACTTTTGTAAAGTCGGTTTGGCCCGCATTTATAGAAGGGGATCACCACAAGATCATGGCTGAAGAGTTTGGTCGTGTTGTCAATGGCGATTTAAAGCGTTTGATTATCAATATGCCTCCTAGACATACCAAGAGTGAGTTTGCGTCTTATCTATTGCCTGCGTGGTTTCTAGGACATAAGCCAGAAGGAAAGGTGATTCAGACTGCACACACCGCAGAACTCTCAGTGGGTTTCGGTAGAAAGGTGCGTAACTTGGTCGGTTCAAAGGATTACCAAAAGATATTTGATACTGTAAACCTGCAAGCGGATAGTAAAGCTGCGGGTCGATGGAATACCAACAAAGGCGGTGAGTATTTTGCGATTGGTGTTGGCGGTGCTGTAACTGGTAAAGGTGCGGATTTATTAATCATTGATGATCCACACTCAGAGCAGGAAGGCGCAAGTGCCGATCCCAAAGTATTTGATAAGACTTTTGAATGGTACACCTCAGGTCCTCGTCAGCGTTTACAACCGGGCGGTGCGATTGTGGTGGTAATGACCCGATGGCACAAACGAGATTTGACTGGAAACCTATTGAAAACCAGTATGAAGCGTGGCGGAGAAGAATGGAGAGTCATTGAGTTTCCTGCAATCCTGCCTTCAGGCAAGTCACTTTGGCCCGGCTTTTGGAAGATAGAAGAACTTGAAGCCCTTAAAGAAGAGCTTCCTGTTTCAAAATGGTCTGCACAATATCAGCAAGACCCAACCAGTGAAGAAGGTGCATTGGTTAAAAGAGAGTGGTGGAATCGATGGGAAGAAGATCGACCACCGCATTGTGAGTTTTTAATTCAGTCTTGGGACACCGCATTTCTTAAAACAGAGCGTGCCGACTATTCGGCTTGCACGACATGGGGAGTCTTTTACACAGACGATGAAGATGGGAGAATGGCTCCCAATTTGATTTTGCTCGATGCGTTTAAAGAACGATTGGAGTTTCCAGAACTGAAGAAAGTGGCTTATAAGACATGGCAGAAGTATGAACCCGATGCGTTCATTGTCGAGTCGAAAGCCGCAGGAACACCCTTAATCTTTGAATTGAGATCAATGGGGATTCCTGTATCAGAATTTAGCCCATCGAGAGGGAACGATAAAATAGCAAGAGTGAATGCGGTTGCAGATTTGTTTGCAACTGGAATAGTCTGGGCACCGGAAACCCGATGGGCAGATGAAGTCATTGAAGAGTTTGCGGCTTTTCCGAATGCAGAGCATGACGATTTAGTGGACTCCAGCACTCAGGCTTTGTTAAGATTTAGACAAGGTGGTTTTGTCAGTCTTTACTCCGATGAAGAAGATGAACCCTTTTACGCAAGTAAAGCAGAGTATTATTAATTATGGCAATTGAAAAAATAACACCAGCAACACCAATAGAAGGTGAGTTAGAAGCAAGCGTTGAGATAGATATTATTGAGCCTAATGGTGCAGAGATGACCGAAGATGGCGGAATGATTATTGATTTTAATCCAGATGCTTTTGATCCAAGCGATGACTTTTTTGCAAATTTAGCAGAAGAGATATCTGAAGATGATTTGCAAATCTTAGCGACTGAGCTTGTTGGTCAGTATCAAGGTGATCGAGATTCTAGGAACGATTGGGAAGAAACTTATATAAAAGGATTAGACCAGTTAGGTTTAAAGATTGAAGATCGAACTCTACCTTGGCCCGGAGCGTGCGGTGTGTTTCACCCAATGCTTACAGAGGCTGTGGTTCGATTTCAAAGTCAGGCAGTCGGTGAGATATTTCCAGCTTCAGGACCAGTAAATACTAAAATATTTGGCAAGGTTACTCCTGAAAAAGAACAACAATCAAAAAGAGTTCAGGAATATATGAACTACTTATTGACTGATAGAATGACTGAATACCGAACTGAGACTGAAAAACTTTTGTTTTCATTGCCATTAGCGGGTTCAGCATTTAGAAAAGTTTATTACGATCCAAACATGGATAGACCATGTGCGATTTTTGTTCCTGCTGAAGATTTTATTGTGTCTTATGGTGCAACCGATCTTCAAATGGCAGAACGATCTACACACATTATGAAAAAAAATGCGAATGATGTGCGTAAACTACAGGTATCAGGTTTTTATAGAGACATTGATTTGCCTGATCCATCGCCCGATCCAGATGATATTCGTAAAAAATACGATGAATTAACAGGCGATAGCTCGACTTATGACTTTGATAATCGTTATACGCTGTTAGAAATGATGGTGAACTTAGATTTACAAGGCTTTGAAGATACTGATGAGGAAGGAAACGAGACAGGGATTGCATTGCCTTATGTGGTTACCATTGATGTTTCAAGCAATAGCATCTTATCAATTCGTAGGAATTGGTACGAGAAAGACAACAATCGAATGATGCGACAACACTTTGCACATTATCAATATTTACCGGGTCTTGGATTTTATGGATTTGGTTTAGTGCATTTAATTGGTGGATTGGCAAAATCTGCTACTTCTTTATTAAGACAATTAGTAGATGCAGGAACACTATCGAACTTGCCGGGTGGTCTAAAGTCCAGAGGGCTTAGAATTAAAGGAGATGATACTCCGATTATGCCGGGTGAGTTTAGAGATGTAGATATTCCCGGTGGTGCAATTAGGGACAACATTACATTTCTTCCTTACAAAGAACCATCAGCAACTCTTTATCAGTTGCTAGGAAACATTGTCGAAGAAGGAAGAAGGTTTACCAGTGCATCAGACTTAAATGTTAGTGACATGAACTCAGAAGCTCCAGTTGGAACAACGCTGGCGATTCTTGAAAGAAGCATGAAGGTTATGACTGCTATACAATCTAGGCTTCACGCTTCAATGAAACAAGAGTTTAATATCTTGGTTAATGTAATTAAAGACTTTACCTCTCCATCTTATCCTTATGAAGTTGATGCAGAGTCTGACATTAAAATGGAAGATTTTGATGACCGCATTGATGTCCAACCTGTTTCTGATCCAAACTCAGCAACAATGTCTCAAAGAATAATGCAGTATCAAGCAGCACTTCAGTTGGCTCAACAATCGCCACAGATTTATAATCTGCCTGAATTACATAGACAAATGCTAGATACATTAGGCATTAGAGATGCAGACAAGATTGTTCCGCTAGGCGATGATGTGAAGCCTGCTGATCCAGTTAGTGAAAATATGAATATGCTTAATGGGGAGCCAGTTAAAGCATTTGAATATCAAGATCAGGAAGCGCACATTAGAGTGCACATGAGCGCAATACAAGACCCAGAGTTGGCTCAAATGGGCGCAAACAACCCACAGGGTATGCAGTTACTACAAGCATCATTAGAGTCTCATATTAGAGAGCATTTAGCGTTTCAATATCGTGATGAGATTGAAAAAGAATTGGGCATTGAATTGCCTCCTATGGGTGAGCCATTGCCAGAAGATATTGAGAAACGATTGTCATCAATGGTTGCAGAAGCTGCGGAAAGATTATTGCAGAAACACCAAAGAGAAGTGCAACAACAACAAATTCAAGAACAAATGCAAGACCCATTGGTTCAAGCAAAAATGCGTGAGCTTGATATTAAACAAGCTGAAGTTCAACGCAAGGCTCAAGCCGATATGGTTGATGCACAAGTTGATATGCAAAAGTCTCAAAGCCGTGATGCTATTGAGCTTGAGAGAATTAGGTCGCAAGAAAAAATTGCTGATGCCAGTGTAAAACAAAAACTTGTTAGTGATGTTATTGATGCACAGGTAGAGGGCGAAAAGATTGAAAGCGAAGAAGCAACCAAAGCTGCAGAGATTGCATCAAGGCTTGCATCTACTATAACATCAGGCAATACTAATGAGCAGTGATATGCTGATTGAAAAATTTAAGTCAAGAATACGAGACTTAATGTACGATAGAGCAGATAATATTGCTACAGGAAGTTGTACCAGCTTTGATGAATATAAACATCAATCTGGTGTAATCGAGGGTTTAGCCCTCGCAGAGCGTGAACTCTTGGATATTATTCAAGAATTAGAACGACTCTAAATCGGCATAGTGCCGCAAGGTAACTCGGAAACCTTTAATAATTCCGTGCAAAGAGGTGGTCATGAATACTGCTCTCGATATAGAGAAAGAAAAGCAAGAGGCAACACAGTTGCCAGAACCCACAGGATATAGAATCCTAATAGCAATCCCAGAAAAAGAAGAAAAGACCGAAGGTGGTATCATCAAGGCGGAAGAAACTATCCGTTATGAAGAAGTATCTACCATTACAGGCTTTGTTTTAAAAATGGGACCTGATTGTTACAAAGACGAATCACGATTTCCTACTGGACCTTGGTGTTCCGAAGGAGATTTTGTTGTGTTTCGTGCATTTAGTGGCACTCGAATTAAGATTCATGGGAAAGAATTTCGCATCATTAATGATGATAGTGTCGAAGCAGTGGTTGATGATCCCAGAGGGATAGAAAAAGTATGAGCGATACTAACGAAAACTCAACAATGAGTACAGAACAGAAGTTTTTAGGCGTAAAATCAAAGATTGGCTCTAAGCCAGATGAGGTTGTTGAACCTGAAAATGAGATTGATATTGAAATTGTCGATGATGTTGAAACAAAACCCGAAAAGAAAGAAAAGGTTTTTGCTGAAGATGTTAAAGACAAGCCAGTTGATGAAGAAATATTGAATGTTGATAAGAGCGTTCAAAAAAGAATTGATCAACTAACAGCAAAACACCACGAAGAAAGAAGGCAGAAAGAACAAGCTGCAAAACTTCGTGATGAAGCAATTAAATATGCACAGCAAATAAAGTCTGAAAATGATCGTTTAAGCCGATTGGTTAATGATGGTCAGCAATATCTCGGAAAACAAGCCGAAGAAAGAGCAGAGTTTGCTAAACAAGCTGCTCAACAAAAATATAAAGAGGCTTACGAACAAGGCAATACAGAAGAAATGGTTGCCGCTCAAGAGGCTTTAACTAGAGCAACTATGGATGCGGCTAGTGCTGAACAGTTTAATGCAAGAATTCCAGAGGAAGAATTTGTTCCACAACAACAAGAACAGTTTGTACCTCAACAACAGATGCCACCAAGACCTGATGATAAAGCAATTTCATGGCAAGCAAAAAACCAATGGTTTGGTAATGATCCTGAAATGACTAGCTTTGCATATGGTGTGCATGAAAAATTAGTAAGAGAAGAAAACATTGATCCTGCTTCTGATGAATACTATGAAAGAATAGATTCAAGAATGAAGTCAGTATTTCCAGATTTCTTTGGGAGTGAAGAAAAACAAGCTGTAAGCTCTAATTCCCAAAGTTCCGTGATCGCACCTGCTACACGCAATAATGGTGCGAAACCACGCAAAGTGCAGCTTACAGCAACTCAAGTCGCCCTCGCAAAGCGTCTTGGGGTAACGCCAGAACAATATGCTAACCAATTGGTTAAGGATATGTCTGCAAACAACTAGAGGATATTTATATGTCTGAAGAGCGCACTCCAAGAGAGGAGTATAATCGAAAAGCCACACAACGAAAGAAGTCGTGGTCGCCACCAAATGTACTACCTGACCCTGAACCAGAGGAAGGATGGGTGTTTAGATGGATAAGAACCAGCATGATTGGTAATCCAGATAACACTAATGTTTCCAGTAAGTTTAGAGAAGGCTGGGAGGTCGTATCTGCTGAGTCTCAACCAAGTTTGAAAATACTTTCGGATGAAGATTCACGCTGGGCAAGCGAAGGTGCAATTGAAGTTGGCGGGTTATTATTATGTAAAGCCCCTGTTGAGATGATCAAGGATCGTAGAGAATACTATGAGAATATGGCTGATCAACAGATGAGTGGCATTGATAATAATTACCTTAGAGAAAATGATCCAAGAATGCCTATGCTTCAACCGGAAAGGCAGTCTAGGGTTACTTTCGGGAGTAACTCTAAGAAATAACTTGTTATTTCATGGGGTTATGAATTTTAACTTTGTGATGTAAATAGGGAGGCTATTATGCCTAGTAGTGCAACACCTTACGGTGCTATGCCACAAGCTGGACTTAGTTGTAATGGTTCTTTTAGCGGAAAAGTTCGTCACTATAAAATTGCGAGTGCTTATGGTACTGGTATTTTTTATGGCGACTTTGTTAAGCTAGTTACTGCCGGTACTGTCGAAAAAGACGCTGGTACGACTACCTTGACTCCAATTGGTATTTTTGTCGGATGTTCTTACACCGATCCAAGTACCAGTCAAAAGACCTTCAATCAACAATGGCCCGCATCTACTTCTGCTTCAGATGCCGTAGCCTATGTTATGGATGACCCAGATATTACTTTCCAAATGCAATGTGACGGCTCTGCCGCTCAAGCTGTATTGGGAACTAATTGTGCGGTTATTCAAACAGCAGGCTCTACCTCTATAGGGACTAGCAAAAACGCTGTCGATATTTCTACTGCAGCTACTACCAATACACTACCAGTTCGTATTATTCAATTCGTTGATGGACCGAACTCGGAAGTTGGTGATAGTTACACTGATGTTGTCGTCAAGTTTAATGCTGGGCACCTCATGGACAACACAACTGGAATATAAGGAATTTAATAAATGGCTATTTCAAGAGCACAATTACTTAAAGAACTTCTACCCGGTTTAAATGCGTTGTTTGGGTTAGAGTACGGCAAGTACGACAATGAGCATGAAGAGATATATGAGACTGAATCTTCCGACAGATCGTTTGAAGAAGAAGTCAAGCTAAGTGGCTTTAACGCTGCCCCCGTAAAAGACGAAGGTGCTGCTATCAGTTATGATAACGCACAAGAATCTTTTACTGCTCGCTACAACCACGAAACCATTGCAATGGGATTTGCTATTACTGAAGAAGCTATGGAAGATAATCTTTATGATTCGCTTTCTGCACGCTACACTAAAGCACTTGCCAGAGCTATGGCTTATACGAAGCAAGTCAAAGCTGCATATCCTTTGAATAAAGGATTTGGAGACTATGACTCAGGTGATGGAGTTGATTTATTCAGCACCTCTCACCCTCTTGTTTCGGGTGGAACAAACGCTAACAAACCTTCAACCGATGCTGATCTTAATGAGACTTCACTAGAAGCCGCCATTATAACTATTGCTGGTTGGACAGATGAGCGTGGTTTGCTAATTGCTGCAAAACCAACGAAGTTGATTATACCGCCTAACTTGATGTTTGTTGCTCAACGGATACTACAGTCTGATCTCAGAGTGGGTACTGCTGACAATGATATTAATGCGATAAAATCAATGGGCGTTGTTCCCGGTGGTTATGCTGTGAATCATTATCTAACTGATACTGATGCATGGTTCTTAATGACCGATGTTCCAAATGGATTCAAACATTTCGTTAGAACTCCAATGGAAACGAGCATGGATGGCGATTTTGATACTGGTAATGTAAGATACAAAGCAAGAGAAAGATATTCCTTCGGGGTATCTGATCCGCTTGGTGCTTACGGAACTTCAGGAGCTTAATTTTGTTAATGGAACCTGTGATGTGGGGGTTTCTTACTCAACCCACATCAACCTTATCTAGGGTAAACTTGTCCTACAGACTGACCTAGCAGACTTGCCAAGACGGTAGGACTTATTTCCGTAGGAGGAAATTATGGCAAAATCAACCTTTTCAGGACCTGTAAGATCACTCGCTGGTTTTATAAACGCAGGTTATAATTCCGTTGTTAGTTTAACAGCTAACACAACTATCACAGTAGCCAGTCATGCTGGTAGAGTACTGTTATGTAATGATGCAGACGGAGTGTTTACTCTGCCTAGCATTGTTGTAACAGAGCCTGATGATAAAACGGACCCAAGTCAATTATGTAATTTGGGCGCACAATTCACTTTTATTGTCGTAACGGCAGCAACAGACATGGACATCACAACCGATGGCACTGACAAATTTGTTGGTGGCGCTTATACCGGTATTGATGACAGCGCAGCAGGCAAAACTTTTATCTCTGGCGCATCTAACGATACCTTTACACAAAACGGCACAACTAAGGGCGGTTTAGCAGGAAGCATTGTAGTTATTACTGCAATGGCAAGTGCTAAATACCATGTTGCAGCACAGTTACTTGGTTCAGGAACTTTAGTAACACCATTTGCTGACGCTTAATAGGGGGTAATTTATGGCTGATGCAGTAGCAACACAAACCATCCAAGATGGTGCGCAAAAAGCTATATTCAGATTTACGAATGTGAGTGACGGTACTGGAGAGAGTGCCGTCACCAAGATTGATGTTTCTGGATTAACAACTAATCCAGTAACAGGAATGTCTTGTAG